AGGAAGGCGAATCTGCCATTGCCGTTCTCGATGAAATCGGCATCAAGGAGGTTCGTCTTCGTGATACCATGCTCCGTGCTGTCAATGCAACGGAGCTTTTTGCAAATGCACAGTCTCTTGCAACACAGGCCTGGGAAGAAAACACTGCATTGGCCACCGAAGCCAATAAGCGCTATGCTACAACGGAAAGTCAGCTGACCAATTTGAAGAACAAAGCGCTGTTGTTTGCACAGGTGCTGGGCGATGATGTTTCGCCGACCATCTCTAACCTGATGTCTGGCGTAGATGATATGCTTGACAGCTTCCTCGAGATGGACGAAGCACAGCGCCAGCAGTTGATCAAATGGGCCGCTATCGTTGCCGCTGCAGGTCCCGCGATCCTCATTTATGGCAAGGTCTCCAGTGGCCTTGGCGCTATGGTGACCGGTATCGGCAAGTTTGCCACTGCAGTCGGCAAGGCCGGAGGCGGATTCGGCGGTTTTGTTTCAGTTCTTTCCAAGTCACCTTCTGTGTGGCTGGCTGTTGCTGCAGCTGTTGTTGTGGGTACCGTTGCTCTGATTGACTTCGTGTCCGGAGCAAAGGCTGCTCGTGAAGCACTTGAGGGTATGGCTGAAACAGCTAAGACCTGGAAGGATACTGCCGCTGAGACTTTCTACAACCAGTCTGAAGGTCTTTCTTTCTTTGGTATGAGCAGTGCTGACTTCCAGCGCGAAGCACAGTCCTCTCAGGAATGGCTGAATGGCCTGCTTGCTGTATGGACGGACGGAGCCAAGGAGACCGACGATATTGTCACCACATGGACTGACTCCTTTAAGACCTTGACCGCTGCTACGCGAAGTGAGCTGGAAGAAATGAAAGCCACAGCAGAGCAGGCAGGCTATACAGGGGTTGCCGAACAAATCCAAGCAGACATCGACTCCTTGGATGCGATGGACGCTGAGATTGAACGGCTTTTGAAAAAGCGCCAAAACGGATACCTGACCGATTCTGAGAAGATCCGTCTTCAGGAGCTGATCGATACTCGCGAGGCAATCGAAATCAAATACAAGCTTTCCCCGGCAGATGTCGACAGCTTCGATACGATTATCCAGAAGGTTGAGGCTGAAATCGCCCGCGCTCAGGCCCGTGGTTTGTCCGACGCACCTGTTGAGGTCTATGAGAATGCTGTTGTCGCACTTGCCGAGGGCATGGCGGCTGTCAATGCTGAGATCGACGCCCAGTATGATAAGGAATATGCCATTATTCAGCTCATCGAGGACGAGGAAGAACGTAAAGCTGCCCAAGCAGCCCTTGACGAACGATATCGTGCAGATCGCCTTGCAGGTGCACAGGAATATGCTGCTGCTCTAGCTGCGGTTGTCATTCCGGTATGGGAGCAGGAAAACATTCAGCAGGCAGCAACGGATGTTGCAACGCTGACTCAAACTCTGCGTGAATACAGCGCCCTTGATACCGAAGGCAAGAAAGGTATGCTGGGCGAACTGAATGCTCTTATGGCCTCTATGGATGAGGACTCAATGGTTGAATACATCGGCCTCCTCACGCAGATTCAGACCCTACTTGATAGCGGTATGTCGGAAGAAGAGGTTCAGGCGCTATTCCCTGAAATTGACTTCTCTACTGCTCTTGACCAGTTGGCAGCCATTCAGCAGTACCTGAACACTAATAGCTGGGATACGAATCTGACCAGCGTTCGTGAGATCTTCGGTGAGGCTTTGCCGGATGAAATGATCACGCTCACTACGGATCTGGACATGACCGGAGCTCAAACGCGCTGGGATGAGTTTGCCGCCAATCCCGGAGCGATCACTACCGATGCAGTTATTGCAGGCATCGAACAGGACGAAAATGCTGCCAATCAGCAGGTTTTGGTCGATGCAGTGATCGAAAAATACACTGAAAAGCCTGAAGGTGCTGATAAGAGTACACTTTCCTCGGAGGGCCTGATTGCGTATGTTGCGACCTACGCAGAGGCCACCAGCGGCGTAGACACCTCAGCACTGAACCCCGAGAACGTGACTGCCATTGTTGCTGCGTATCAGGAGTTGGCTTCCGGTGTAGACATTTCCACGCTTAAGCCCGATGAAATCGTTGCCTATGTCAAGCAGTATCTTGAAAAGGAAGGCATCGACATGACAGGCCTTACTCCCGAGGTGCTGGCCGCAACTGTACTGGCATATGAGGAGGTCACCGGTGGAGCACTTACCACCGCCCTGACCCCGGATGACATCACTGCAACCGTAGTCAAGTACTTGGAAGCTGAAGGCGTGGACATTTCTGCTCTTTCTCCTGATCAGATCGAGGGCATCGTTTCTTCCTTTGCTGAAGCAACCGGCTGTGACAAATCTCAGCTGCTGACCTCGTTTACTGCCTACATCACAGAATACAAGAATGCTGAAGGCGTAACCATGCCTACTATCGAGGCGAAGGTTGGCCTGACAGGCTATGATACCATCGCATACCGCAAATTCATGGCACAGAATCCGGTGGAGGTTGCTGGTGTTGTCCGCATCGGAGAAATCTACGATAATCCCACCGATGCCATGAGCGACGGAAGCGTCCAGTTCTATGATCGAAACGGCATCCAAGTCCCGGTAACTGCTGTGCCACAGGAAAGTATCACAGCGGACAGCGTGGCTGTGCTTGGTGAAGACGGCACACTTCACGTGCTGATCACCCCCGAAATCACCGGCACAGAAGAAGCAATCGCTGAAATGCGTGTAGCTGTCGATGAAGTAGACCAGCTTGGAGTTACGATGGCAGGCAGAGCCATTGGTCTATTGCCCGCAACACTCATGGATTATGTAGATGCCGCTCTGGATCGCATTGAGACATACAAGAATCCCGGCTTCTTGGACTTTGCCTGGCTGACTGACCTGATTGATTCGACTGCACGCCTTGAAACCTTGGACTTCTCCATGCAGTCAGACTTCAATGCTGAAAACATTGCAGAGCTTTCCACCTATGTGGCCGAGGTTGTTGCAGCGATTCAGAATGGCGAAGAAGTCAAACAGGAAGACATCGAAAACCTGCAAAACATTCTGACTCTGATCTCTGAGCTCGATACGCTTGGTGTTGGCGGCAACGTCACAGAAGGTATTGCCCAGGGCATGACGGATGCAGGCTGGGATACTGATGCCGAAACCGTAGTAACCAACCTGGAAACGGCAATCAATACAGCGCTTGATGCACACTCTCCGGCACAGCGTATGGTACCCATCGGTGAGAATGTTGCTGCTGGCATCGCTGAAGGTGCCTCCGGCTATGACTTCGCAACTGATGCAGAGACCATTGCCAGCGCGGTGCAGACAGCCATCGAAACTGCTATGACCGGTGGCGACGAAGGCAGTCCGGCAAAGAGTATCGGTGAAAACCTTGCCTCGGGCATTGGTGCCGGGGCTGCTGGCTATGACTTCACTACCGAAGCTGCCTCAGTAGCAGCTTCGGTGCAGGGCGCGATTGATACCGCACTGTCCGGAGGAACCGAAGGAAACGGCATGAATAGCGTTGGTGAAAAGGCTGCTTCCGGTATCTCTACTGGATTGGGCGCCTTCGATTTTTCTACCGGCGCAACACAAATGACTGGCAACGTCACCGCTGCTGTTGGCGCTGTGATGACCTCTGCAACCCTGATTGATTATGGGCAGACTACCGCTGGAGGCCTGGCCAATGCACTTTCCGGATACAGCTTTTCTGCCGCCGGGCGCAGTGTTGGAACCAATGTCAAAAGCGCAGTGTCCAGCAATCTGACCTCCTCAACCCTCCGTTCTGTGGGTGTAAACGCGATGTCTGGCCTGAAGGCTGGCATCAACGCTGGCATATCCGGAGTTATTTCCGCTATGCGCTCTGCGGCCCAGGCTGCTGTTTCCGCTGCGAAATCCGCCCTCAAAATCAAATCCCCCTCGGGCGTTTTCCGCGATGAAATCGGCGTTATGACGATGCGCGGTTTCGGTGAAGGTGTATTGCAGGAGTCCAAAGAGCAGGCAAAGGTTATCCAGAATGCCGCAAGGTATCTCTCGGATGAAGCCCGCGAGGGTGCTATTGGCTACAGCAACAATGACAACCGGCAGACTTACAACAACAATGTCAGCTCCACCATTCAGGTGGCGCAGATGGTTGTTCGTGATGAGCAGGATGTCCGAGCACTGGCTGTGGAGATCGCCACTTTGACACGCCGTCAGCAGCGTGGTAAAGGCTTGAGAATGGCTTGATCAAAGAATTGACTTGACTTTCACCCCTGCTAGAGCGTTAATGTCACCACCCAATTAGAAGGAGGTGGACCCACATGTTTTCTATTCGTATTCGCCCAGAAGTTTTGGCGATGCTTAGGGAACAATATCCTACGGGATGTACCGTTGCGCTTGAAGAGATGAATGACCCTTACCGTGAAATGCCCGTTGGTATGACCGGAAAGGTTCTTCATGTGGACGACGCTGGCGGTATTCATGTCGAGTGGAGCAACGGATCTAAGCTCGCAGCCATTTACGGTATTGACCGTATTCGCAGAATCGACTAAGCAACGGCAAAAAGCGCCGCTCAGTAATGGGCGGCGTTTTGTCGTGCTGGAAAGGAGTATCCTTTGAACGACTGGTTTGAATGGAATGGCAGACGTTGCACAGAATTCGGGATTCATGTATCTGAGCAGCCCTCGATCACTCTGCCTGCCGAACGTGCCACATTTACCAATGTCCCCGGAAGATCCGGCAGTCTTACCACGCTCGAAGGCGAGGACGTATATGATGATATTGTCCTTACTGCAACCTGTTTCATTTCCGATCCTTCACGCATCAGCGAGATTGCTGGTTGGCTCAAGGGCGGCGGTACTGTTACCTTTGCAAACCGTGCGGGTGGCTATTACCAAGCACGCATCATTAACCAGATTCCCTTTGATAAAATCCTGCGAGGCAATCCGCATCGGAGCTTCGCGGTCAATTTCCGCTGTAAACCCTTCTGGTATAAGCATGATGTGACCGATATCAACGTGCAGCCATCAGCTGGAAGCACCAGTGGATATGTGACCGTCACAAATCCCGGAACCGTAACCTCTGAACCCATCATTACGCTGTCAGGCACAGGCGAAATCACTTTGGTGGTCGGAATGACCATCGTAGAACTGTCTGATATCACGGGCTCCATCACCATTGATTCCGTTCTGCAGGAGGCGTACTCTGGCTTTACTTCCATGAACAACTGTATGAGTGGAGACTTTCCGGTATTGCCTCCGGGACAAACCATAATTTCGTGGACAGGAGCAGTAACTTACTTGAAAATCACGCCCAACTGGCGAAGCTTGTAATAACCAAAGGTTTTTAGAACGGAGGTGAAATCTTTGATCTGTGTATACCCAGCTGATTGCACGGATTTTTCAAACAATGGTCTGGGCGTAGTCAGCCCGTTGTCCTGTACCGTAACCGAAACCCTTAACGGCGAGTGGGAGCTTACTCTCACACATCCGATTGACGATCTGGGC